GCTGTGCTTGTGCTGCTGCACGAATTACACGCTCACCAACGTTAACTTTTTCAAGTTCCATTGTATTTGCTCGCATTGTAACTCTACGTCCATCTTTAGCGAGAACTGTTGCATCCCACACATAGTCGATGAATCGACGAGCCTGCTCTGGTGCTAGAATACCTCCTGGGGTTCCAGTTGGATTTACAGCATTTGCACCTGAAGTTGTTCCAAACGCTGCTGTGGCAATGTTGCCAAGTGAAGCGGCTGGAGATAGATTACCGTTTGAATCTGTTGTGGTAGCGCCACCGATTGCACCTGATGCAAAAGCACCATCGCCATTGTGGGCGTGTGATTCGGTTGTAGTACCTGGATAATTCTTTACGATATCTGTATTATTTTGTTCCGACATATTGTTCACCTCCTAGTGATATATACCTTAGTTAAATAGGTCGGCATTTGTGAGGAAACGGCCGCCCCATAGGGATTTCTGAACCCTGATAGGTTCAAACTGCACGATCTCGCCTAGATCGCCAGACTTGCGGAAAGCGGTATCTTGCTCAACGGCATCTACTCTCTTTCCAAACTCATTAAAGTTACCTTTGATGTTATTAACCTCACTTGTTACAACATCAACGGACTTTGTTACTGCTGCTACCTGCTCATTTAGAGACTTAATGGTTGCAGCGAGATCGCCAAAGGCATTAGTAAGAGACTCATTAATTCCAGTAATTGCCTTAGCAATTTCTTCCTTAACTTCAGCCACAGCATCAACTGCTGGTGCCTCTACTGTCTCTTCTTCTACTGCTGCATCTGCAACAGGAGAATCTGCACCACCATCATCTGACTTAGTAATAGGTGCTTCATCAGCAACTACCGCTTCATCAGCGACTGCAGGAGTTTCTTCAACTACTGCTGGCTGTGCCTCTGGAGCAACCTCTGCATTATCAACTACAGCATCAACTGCTGCTTCTGTTGTTTCTGACATAGGGTTTACCTCCTTTGTAATCTTAATTGTACTAATGCCTTTAGCACTATCAACTAAGAACTTTATCATTTCTGCTTTTTCATTGTCACTTTTTTCAACAAAACCAATGTTTTTCATTTGCTTTTCTGTAATAGGATGATTGACTACTTCAGCATCTGAAACAATTACCATTCCTGATTCTGAATCATAAAAAATATTTTCTGTATCTACCTTTGAAATTAAACCACCAATTACATTGTGGCCATTTTGCTTTTCAATTGATACAATGTTTGCAAACTGATTTGCTGGGGAATCAACTAATGAAAGTTCAAAAAGATCATATTCTTTAATAACACGAATCGTCTTATCCATATCTTCATTAAATGCATCATCCCAAGTCTTAATATTTCCACCAATAGAAAATCCTGTGTAAGTTCCATCTAGAACTTTCTCCCAGGCATCTTGTGCGCCCTTTGATACATATGCTGATACATAAACTCCAGAATAAAACTTCTTTTCGTTTGGATCAAAATATCTGTCCTCTTTAAATGAAACAATCTTACCAACCGCTGATGGCTGGTGCATTTCACGTAGGTTTCCACGGAAGTTCTTAAATGCGTTTACACTAGACTCTGTTGTTACAATATCGCCTTGCTTGTCAATGTTGTCAAGAGTTGCAAAACCAGACACCATGCGGCGTTCAATATCGACTTTTCCAATAGGCATTGATAGACGAACGCTGTCGCCATTAGTCACCCAATTAGCCTTGTTTATTAACATAACGTTACCATTATATCAAACCTTTTAACAGATTTCTCAATTATTGAGATGATCTGCCCTCTCCTTGTGGATTACGTCCAGTTACTGTTGCTTCTCCATCAGATTGATTGCTAGATCTTTGTGAATCCCGCTCACGATTGCCAGCGAGATCTGCTCTTGCATCTGTTGCCTGTCTTGGAGACATAACAAATGGCTCATCACCATCTGGACGATTTGGTAGTCCAATTGCTTCACGACCCTCATTTGGAGTCATAACTTGAGTCTTGATATATCTTTCGATAATCTGTGACTGAGCAATTTCATCTGTAAGTGTAAATTCGTTAAACTTAAGTTCAAGGATATCTGTCTTTTCCTTGATGATCTTGTTGACTACCTTAGCAAGATGGTTTTGTGCAGGACGACAGACCTGCTCTTTAAATGTGCGATCTTGTGATAAAGCGGCAGCAACACCTGCACCCTCAGAGCCACCAATCTTAGAGATTGGCATCTGATGTGCAATAAAAATATCATCACGGTTCTGCTTACGGTACTCTTTAAATGAGCCGTCCTGGATACCGTTTTCAATTGGCTCCATCTTAAACTCAACTTTGTTCTGATCTGTGTCTCCAGGAAGGGGTATGTAAAGTGTTCTGTGAGACTGAGACTTAAGCCCTGTCTGAAGGAATCTAAACATTTTGTCTTCACCATCTGAAGAAAGTTTTGCACCCTTAAGGGTTACGATATATCTTGGAACAGCCTTGTTCTCAAAATAATCAATATTGTACTGTGACGCAAGTTGGTCACCAATAAGAGATGGAAGCGCAGCAATAATATCTGGAATTCCATAATATGTGTTTAGTGGAGAGTATTCCTTGTAATGAATAATCTCATTTGGTCTTGTATCTGCAGTCATTGGGTTTGGATTGTTAGCACCAAAGTTACGGAAGTATACTACCTTGTTTCCAATAATCTGAACATATCCATCACGTAGACGACGCACACGAACAGTTGTTGCTGGGATATGACCAACATAGCCAATCTCTCCAGTTACAGTACGACCAATTTCTAAAAAGCCATTACCTGTAGCCTGAACATCTGTATAAAACTTTTCCATTGTCTTTGTGAAAGAGTCATCATCATTAAGGTTTTCAAGCCAATCCTTAATCTCTAACTTCATTCTTTCAATACGACGACGAGCACGGTCTACGGCTGCCTCATCATCATTCATTTCAAATCTAAGCATTGTTCTATCTGCTACTTCAAAAGAATAGCCAAGACCAACAACGTTTTCTACCTTTGCATCAATAGCAGCATGATTAGCAAAAGATGTATCATAAAAGTTAGCCAACTCATACATATTGTATGGTGGAGTAATAACATCAAATAGGCCGTAACCATTACGATAAACAGTTCCTGGATTGATCTGTTTAGAACTAGCATCTGGTCCAGAAGGAATAGCATTTGCTGCATCTAAATATGCTGGCGTTGCAGTGTTTACTGCCTTGGAAACATTACGAGCAGTCTTTCGTCTAAAGTTTTGCTCTAGACCAGTGTAGTCTTTTAGTGAATCCCAAGACTTATTGAAAGGGTCTTGTTCTTTAAAAGGGTTCTCTGATTTTTCTTGGGTATTTAACCCAACCCTTACATAGTTGTCATATTCATCAGTCATCGCTTGGCCCATACTTATCTTGAGTTTGCTGTGCAGCATACCAAGCACCAAGGTCATTCATAGAAGGAATTAATCCTTGATTCATTCTGTCCTTTTGCACTGAGTATTCTTCATCTGTAATTCTTGTTAATCCAGGAACAAAGACGGCTTCTCCTTCTCCGTCATCCCCGTAATGCTTTGCTACCTTTTTTAATTCAGCAATCTTAGAGAGGTCGTTACGCATTGACTCAATGTTCAAAACGTTTCCTTCTCCGTCAGTAAACCAGGATCCGTTTGACTTTTTGTACACGTACAAACCCCAATTGTACTTTTTTTCAATGACTTGTCGCCTTACATTGCGAACTTTGCTTAAAATTCCATCTTCCATAACAACAAGTATACCATATTACACTGGAATTCTGACAGTTGACTGCCAAGTTGTATCATTATATACCTTAAGTGTTTCAGGGTTGAACGTCATACCCTCATTATCATCAATAATAATCTTATTAGTTCCCAAATATGTCTTATAAACATCATCAGGACTTACTCCATAAACATTTGATATTGAGATAACTAAAAGCCCATCCCAAGTAAAGTTATCTAGCCAGTACTGCCAATCGTAATCTGTGCCTTCATTTGACCTAACCTTAAGCCATGGTCTAATAAATCTACCCTGTGTCTGCTCTAGACTATTGTTCTGATAGTAGGCCACGTTATTAAAAAGTATTGGACCAGTCAAATTAATAGCACCAAGGTATGAATCAAAATTAAGGGCTGATGCAAAAGAAAAACCAAGGACTGCCCATTCCTTTACAGTAATCACTGGCTCACGAACAAGTGATCCATTTAAGTAATATGAGATTCCATTAAATGGAAGGTTTGTAGATTCATTAACAGCATATACTCTTGCTCTAGTACCTTTGTCA